TCATTTGAAGCAAATCCCTCTGGGAGAGCAAACATCGTTCCTGATGCAGTTGGGTTGGTTGTTCCAGTTCCCATGTTGACTGCAAAAGATGTCTGACTGATATTATTTGTAATTACAAAGGAACCATTATATTGAGTTTGTGCTACACCAGCGATTCTAATTTTCTTATCAGCTGCGAGTCCATGTGCCCTTGTTGATACGACTGTTGCAATACCAGAATTAAAGTCATATGCAATAGAACTTAGTGGGATGGAGTCACCAGTCTCATATAAGAATGCATTGGTGCACTCTGCTGCAACACCAGCAGTTGTAAATCCAGTGATTGTAGATGCCGATGCAACATTAATTGTCCTTTCATTATCCGTACCAACTCCAACAGTTCCAATACCAGTGATTCGGTACAGATCATTGTATCCCGCAAAAGACTCAGATGTTATTCCATTGACTCTAATAACATCACCAACGTTATCGTATATCTGAGTTACTTGTAATACTGCTTGTGAGAATCCAGTTGTGGTTCCTACACCAACAACATTCATGGTATTACCTATTCCATAAGCACTACCACCATCCATTATCTTGACAGCAGTAATTCCACCAGCATTGTCAACAGTTAGTTTGACACTTGCATTTTTACCGGTGATTGATGAACCAATTGAAACTAATCGAGCATTGTAAATATCTCCTCCAGTTCCAGTCCCATATCCAGCACCACTATTTGCAATACTTACAGCTGTAATTCTGTTTAATCCATGATCTATTACAGTAGTAATTGTATGTGCAAGACCTGTTGCAGATGTAATATTAGTGATACCAACACCAATTGAGTTATCAATGTTATATTCATCTAAAGTCTCTCTTGTTATACTATTTTTAGGATCGTTAACAACAACTTCACCAATAATATCATTATTAGCAAAACACTGTGATGATTCTGGATCAGATTTAGGGTTATCTCTATCTGTTTGTGGATAAAGTTCTTGTATTGGTTGAGAGAACTTCTCATTTGTAAATGGAGATGCGGTTGGTGAATTAGATGCATTTATCAAAGTCAAATAATATACACCATCTTGTTCTCCGGGAACATACTTCTGAGATTCTTCACTTCTGTAAGAATAATAAGTTTTACTGTACTGTTTTCTTTTAAAGTATGGAAGAGAGGTAGTTCTAGCACTCGTATCGTTATTGAATGTTCCGGGATCAGTTGTTAATCCAACTACGAATGTTCTTGCACTTGAAATACCAGTGACTGTAAACTTCTGGTTGTAAGAAGAGTTAGCAATACCAGTCAAGTTAACTGTACTCTTAACATTAACCATCTCAATTTGAGATCCAGATGTCAATTTATGTGGTAATTCAGTTGTTACATAAACATTTGATCCATCCCAACGTGCATCAGATATAAAACTAAAGTTACGTTGTTGATTTTCATTTGCTAGTGATCCACTTCCAAAGTAAGTTGCAATCTCACCATCAGTTGATCCGATTGATGTATTTGATTCTTGAAGAATATATCCATCAGATGGAGGTCTAGCAATAACACCACCATTATCTTGTGGAATTACGTATCTTGCACGATATGTTGTATCAACGGAGTTTCTATTATCAGTTCTTCTTCTTATGAAAGTTCTAGATGTGGCATTTCCAAGAGCTGTGGATCCTAATCCAACAATACCACCACGACCACTATCAATTGAGAAGATTGTATTATCAGATGCAGGACTACCAGAGGAAGCACTTGCAACATTTATAAACCAATTACTTCTATCAGTATCAAATTGAATTGGGTGTCCAAGATCACCAGAGTCCTTATCTGCCACTCTACTGATAACTTTTAATAGTCCACCTTTATTATTAATTGTAAGGGCAGTTCCGTTAATCGCTTCGTTTTTAGTTTTAGCAAGTTTTAAGTTTGATCCAAATCCATTTACAGGTATAGCAAAATAAAGAGTATTAGATAAAAGTCCATCAGGTAATTGTCCTGTATCACCTATGACACGAACAGATTCACCTTGAATGAAACTATGATCTGCAGTAAATGTAATTACGTTAGCAATACCACCATCACTACGAGATCCAATACTATTGATACCTGTTGGGCTTTGTTTAACCACAGATACTTTTTCTGCACTAAATTCAGACTCAGGCATCACTATACGAGCACTATATTCAGTTACAGAACCTGCAGCAGCAACAAGAACATTTAATTTATCTTCTGCCTTTGCACCGATTCTATATCCTTCAATAACATTCTCTGGAGGAGCATCTTTATTAGTTTTTCCGTAAAGATATAAATGTGCAGTTGAACCAACACCAACAGTCAATCCTACGTCTATTGCTTCAAATTCAATTGATTTTTCTGTGAGAGGAACTTGTTTTGGTGGAATAATATGCGTAATATATCCAAAATCATCCTGAGTAAAGGCATTATCTCTAAATCCATCAGATGATAATGCTTTTGCACCAAAGTTTGAGTTGGAGTTTGTAAGAGATATATCACCACCACTCTCAGTCACAAAATGTTGAGAGTAACCAATAGCAAAAACAGAAACTGCTTGAACAACAGAGTTATTAATTACCTTAACATGGAAGTTTCTGTATGAGGGTTTGGTAATTGCTTTTGAGTTTGTACTTAATGTCTCATTACCAGCAACTGTATTATCATCCCATGTTCCAGTTGGTGGAGAGTCACTATTATAAAGAACAAACGCATTATCATCTTTTTGAAGACCAATACCAGTAAACTGAGCAACAACCATGGACTTGAATCCTGTGGCTTTTGCACCATCAGCGACCATTCCACACATACCAAATACAGAACGTAAAGATACATTGAAGATATATGGTGATGCACCTGTAACAGTATCAGATGTAAGAGTTAAAGTCGCACCTGTGGCTGCTGGAAGTGCTGCAGTTGGTGCATTTTGAACTTGATATACAATATCAGGATATGAGTTTACACTACTTTCCGGTCTTTCTGCGACTACAAACTGTCCATTATATCCTTCAGCAGTAATACCACTAATACGGAAGGGAGTATCTACGTCTAAACCTGATATCTCTGTAGATGTACTTACAGTAATATTAGTAGTTGGTGTTACACCATCACCTGCCTTAATACTTGAAATACCTGCAGATACACCTGTTGAACCAACTATTCTAAATTCATCAATCTTAGGTTGAATATCAAGAGCAGCAGATGGGAAATCTGGTTCAATTGCACGACCAGATGACTGACCATATACTAGACTAACCTTTTCATAATACATATCTAAGTCAGTTCGACTTGTTTCATATGTAATGAAAGTATCATTAATTTTGACAGGATTCACACCATCAGCATATTCAAAACAAGAAAGTTTGTGATGAGAGAAATTAGGAACAAACTCGTTTGTTGTATAATCAAGGAAACACTTTCCATTTGGATTTGCATCAAACATGGAAAACTGCCAGAAATAACATCCACCAGTAATTCTGAATAATGTAGATCTTTCAATATTATCGTTTGTAGGACTTGGTACGTATTTTGGTCTTATTGCAGTTTTTCTTAAATCTAATCCAACAAGTGAAGTTCCACGAGGAATTATTGCACCACCGTATATACTATTAAGCTTAAAGAGTTCGTTATCAGCAGTTTCTAAGTCAAAATTACTTGTTAAATCAAAAGCAGGAAGATCGTTTGATGTTGTTCCGTTTCTTAATAAAAATGTATTTGTTGCTGTAGGAATAAAACCGGGTCTATTATCTACTACATGATCTCCGGGATATAGTAAGATAGTGGTTTTTCCAAAGCGGTCATTATCAAGTCCTTTTTGATACGAGAATCTAGATGCTTCGATCAAAGCACGTTGAATTGTTTTAAAAGGACGAGTAAGTGAATTACCCTGATTTTCTATACTATCGGTGGCATCTAAATCGTTAGGATTCACATAGAGGATCGTTCCTCGTGCCGATTTCAGAAAATTATCTAATCTGGAGAGACCCATCTTATTTGCACTATAAGTTCTGTTATGGATTATTTATCATTGAAAGAAAAGCATATATTTATTTCGACTGCAAATACTCCACCATCTTAGCAATTTCGTTTAAAGTATCGCTAAGATCTGTGTTTTGACCTGATGCAGAGTCCAAATTTTCATCTACCAAATCCCATCTCCACTTCTTCATACTCTTAGAATACCATATTTTAATATTCATATATCCAAAGGTAATAAATGTTCATTTTCTAGTTCTAATTCAAATACAAGCGGATGACACTCTTCTTCCATAAGATATTGATATGCCTTATATAGATCCTCAGTTTCGTATGATTTCTGGTTATTTGCCAGATCCACTATTTCTGAGTCATGAACCACAAATTCTGGAAGATCATCAAAAGTAAAAGGAACTTGATTTATGAAATACATCAAAACAATTTGTTGTTTGTGATTGTACCAGCAATAACTGGTATCTATTCGGTATTTCATAGGTCTAAAGCCTATTTTTTTTATTTAGAAAAAACTAATAGGGGCAAAAATTTGGCGGAAATTTTTTCCCCCTTTTTTGGAATTAAAGGTTAGCTTTCCCTCACATAAGGGGATCTGTGTACGATAACGCATCATCAGGTGTGATGGTTCGTACTAATTCCAACACATTCATAAATTCATCTGTATTATCACAGTTCACCACTCTTTTCTCACCTTCACTTGAATATAGGTAAAAGGATCTCTTAATTGGGTCTACGACACACTTAGTGAGAAACGCTTCTTCCATTAAATTCTTTGCTTTTTACATATAGTAGCAAAAAATACTAGTTTTGTCAACCTGTGATCGTATTTCTTGGGTGTTTGTAATTTGGATCACGAAGATTACGCTCTTCGGGAGACATTTCTGAATTTTCATTCCAGTTAGGATCTGGATAATCGTATCTACTATTACCTTCATACTCAACTAATACTGAGTTTACATCTTTTCTCTCCCCATACACATGATAAAAACAATCTATAGGAAGTCCTTGACCTTGTAAATAAATGAAATCATCATCCCATCTTTTCACTATTATATTTTGATGAGAACCAATCGGTTGCAACTGAACAGAAATACTATCAGTATGCACTAATCCCTTCCAAGAATCCGGTAACTTTATTACTTTTTCATTTTTAAGTCTACCTCTAAAATAAACTCCAGCTTCTGGCCCTTCTAAACAAACATAACGGAGTCTCCATCCCTTTCCTTTTGTTGGATGTTCTATATCAAAAGCTTTTGGAGGTAATCCATCAGCAGTTGCGAATCTAGAGGCAAGTCTTCCTTTGTTACCACCATCAATTGATCCAGTTACAAATAAATCACC